CCCGTCAACTATGGCGTACCCGAAGGTACTACACGTGCTTACTCATCCGAAGTGGGGAGTCGCACCCCTTTCAATGCCGTCAAGCGGCAACGACCAGCCTAAGGTGGCTGGCAGACTACTCGTCTCACGTGTGGATGGTTCTTTGATCTTCGTGGTGCTGACCGTACACCATCGGAACCATGGCAGCCTCAGTCATTAAGACATTTGCGAGAACTGCTGGACGCCTCGTGGGCGTCTCTGCCCAGGCGCTCCGAAATTCTGGACCGCCTGTTTGGCTTTGGGTTTAGCGGGAGCGGAATTCCGCCTCCGCTGCGCAACCTGGATCTGTTGAGCGGCACGTCGTTGACGCGCCGATGTGGCACCAGATGCGTTGCGTAGTGTCTGGATCGCGTCGTGCGATGCACCCAGGCCCTTGAGGATCATCTGGGCGGTGTTAACCATAGGGAAAGCACCCGGAATGACTTTCTTCGCAACGCCGGCAAGCATGTTGAACCACTTGCCGAGGTCATTCCACCCCTGCGGACAACCTGGCGGCAAGTGATTCGCAATCAGGTTGTACAGGAGCAAAGCATTGGGATCGAAGGTTGCGCTTGGCTGTGCAAGAGCCAGGAACGTCGGTTTGTTTGCGGCTGGCAGCCGTTCAATGCCAACACGCCACGTCACGAGGAGAGTGGACTCCGGAGACAAACCTGTAAAGTAAGCTCCGGCAGTGCTCATCCGCGAGAAGTGAGTCGCCGGCGCAGCGTTATACGCCGGCGAGACGTTACCTGACGAGGGGCCGTAAACTTGTGTGAACGCGTCGCCCACCAGCCCAGGGGAAATGAATGTCCCCCGGTCGGGCAGTGGGTTGTCACCCGGCAGATACCCCGAACTCGCTGGTGCGAGCGGGTTATTCTGCTGGATGGTGTAGTTGCGCATGGTGGCTGCCTGAAATGGATTGTCCCCAAGAAACTTGGCAGTGCAATAGCACCCATCCTGGGCAGGCCACGTGTGTGCCCCCGGCATAATTTTGGCCTCCGCCAGTGTGTTTGGCGGCGACCGGAAAGTATTCGCGGCATACGACTCGTTGCGGTTAAAGAAGCCCACAGGTTGAGGATCGCCTTGAACCTTGTCCGATGGACCCGCAATTTGGCTGGGCTCATAAGAGTGCCCATATTCGTACACCGTCACAGCACCCTGCTTCTTGATCTGAGCAGTCGTGTTGACCGCTTCAAACCCGGAGTAAACGATGCGATACACGCCTAGGTCAGTTTCATCGAAGTCGAGATAGTCATCGAGCTTGATGTTCTGCAGCTGGTACCCGCCAGTTGCCGTGGCGGGACAATGCTGAGGCGTGAACGTCATGTCGCCCCCGTCTGGGAGGTTGGAAGGCACTGAGTTGATCAACAGGCCGTCAAGACGGCCCGTGACGCACCTACCTGAAGACCCGCCGACAGACGCAAGTAGGCCTGCGGGGGAGATGGTCCCAGTGTTGGCGCCCTGCGGCAGCACCTTGCCCGCCAAGTTGTAGCCTGGCACGGGCGGCGTCTCCCGCTGAAAGACCTGGCCGTTTGGTTTGGCCCAGTCGATTGGCGAGAGAGCGATGTGGCAATCCCAGTTGCTCCCTTCTGGAAGCCCCCTAGGAGCTGAGATCTCGATCGCCTGACGAACCTTCACGATCACGGTAGGTTCCGTGTTCACATCTGGATATCCTCTGAGGTTGTCCAGCTGCAAGTCGTGGAAGGGGTCAAGCGCGAACTTCAGCCAGTCACAGCCTTCGTCTGTGATCTGTCGCGAGGCGCACAGGCCGTGGAGCGGATCTTTGCCCCTAACGGCCGTCATGAGTTGCTGTGGCGTCATAGTGGCATATTCATCCGACATGACGCGTTTGTCTCTTTCTGCCACCTGTTAAGGTGACAAAGCCTGTAGCTTTCGGGGGGTCAGTCCTCACCCAGCCCGACCGATTCGGCAGCAAACCTAACGGTCACGAGCGCCAAGAACCCCGCGGCACACCCCTGTCCCCAAGGGTTTGTCGCGAAAGAAGCGCTCGCTGGGAGGGAGTCGTGCACCCGCTTACTCCGAAGAGGAAGCGACTGCTTTACCACCTGTTTTCCTGGGTTTGCCCTTTTCAAGATTCGCAATGCGACGGGCAGGTTCCCAGGATAGCTCAGAAACCGCGAGGTCCCTGGCCAGCGTAAGGTCTTCAAGCGAAATGATGTTATCATCGCTCGCACACCTTGCCGCAAACAGGCTGACGACAGGACCACCAACCCTGGTGACTCCTTCCGGATCGTCATCGGGGTCGTAGTCCATGCCTGGCAATTGGAATTCGTCGAGATCTTTCCACGTCATGCAAGCGCTGAGCTGGTCTAGCCAAGCCCTATATTCGCTAGCATTACCAAAGCCAACTTGTGGCGCGACGGCCTCCAGCATCATGGGAATGTCATCATCCGTAACGCTGTAGGGGCCACCGGAGACGCGGTAGAACATATCGCGGTCAGTCGTGAACAAGTGAGCCATCTCCTTGGAAAGGGTTGGGGTGCCGTCATCCTCAACGTGAAAGTTGTATGCAAGGAGGGAGGTGTAATGTCCTGGAACGGAATCCTCCTCGCTGTCAGCGGTGGTGATGTCATAAAATGGCTCGAGGTCAACATTGTAGATCTTTGCTACGACCTTCAGATATTCGCGAATTCCTGGGGTCCGTGAATCAGTGGTCCAATAGCCGCGGAGCTTCAGCACGTACTTCTCCAAATCCAGATTGCGCGCGATGGAGAGTTTGCGGAGCGCTTTGGGCACATCCGCGTATGACGCGAGAGACTCCAGTGGCCGTGGGTAATAACGCCCAAGGAAGAAAGTGCCCTCTTCGGGAGTAGAAAAGGACACCTTAAGTTTCATACCAATAGCCGCAGTAAGGTACATTGCAGCGGCTTCCCAGTCCTCGTTTGAGATACCAGGTAGGTGTGGTGCCACGCCGTCGTCTCCGAACTTAGGACCGATGACGCTGTATGGCATGCCGTACATCTTGATCACGCTGGAAAATACAGTGCTGGTGTAATCAGCGCTGCTGGCTTTTAACGGCCCACCTTCAAACATGAAGTCCCCCCAGAGGTAGGGAATCAAAGATGTACGGTCTCCGTCCCCCTGTGGACCGCGTGCGATGTACCACGACAGGGAGGAACGGATAGTCGATTTGGTGACATTGGCAAGATCAAGCTCACCCATGCCGTCATCCTTGTGGCGTACCCGCCAGACCGCTTTGCATACGGCGAGGCAGGTCGACATATACTCAACGAACGCAGACACGAATGTGTTCAGCTCGGTAGTGACCCCCGACCCGCTATTGTTCTTGTGGCCGGTTTTGATGGGTTTGCCGTTGAGCATAGTGATAATGTTCACGTTTGCCTTGAGGACGGAGTTAACCTCCTCGTAGTCGTCTTTGTGCACGAATGCCAAAATGAATTCAACGAACCAAGAGTAAATGTATTCGCTGATAGTCTCGTCCATCTTGGAATAATCAGTGTCGTGCACACCGCTGACCGTGGCAGTTGTCCCAGTCTCGCCCCCCGTGGCCGCCTCCGACGCGAGCTGAGTTAGCTGGCGAATCGAAAGGGCGATGTCATGAGGGGAATTGCCAGGCTGGTAGAACGCGCAGTGCTTGAGTACTTCTTTAGCAAGTAGGCCGACTCGTCCAGTTTGGATGGCCATTTCCTCAGTGTACTGCGTGATCCCGCGGGGCGCGGCGCTCGCTTTAGCCGTCACTTCATGTTTCAGATTGGTTTTCGGCATTGGATCGCGAGCGAGTAGTTCGGCGTTGCGTTGTAGACGCGCGGCTTGTAAGGCACCGGTGCGACGCTTGTAAATCTCTTCGCGTTCGACCAGAGGCACCGAACTCAACTCAATACGTGTTTCCGCTGAGATGAACTCGATGAAGCGGGGGAGAAGCAATCCCACGATTTCCTTAAGCGAGCCAGGAGGGTCCGTCGTGTTGCGATTCTCGACCAGCCGCTTTTCATAATACGCGTCGTGCGCAGCGTCCGACTTCGTGTCAGCCACGCCCGGACCATGACCCGCGACGTTTGGTGCGCCTTGGGTTGCGGTCCCTTCCCCTTCCACGACCTCCCCAGCTGACCCAGCCTGGGAAGTGTACATAATGCACGGAAGAGGGCGATACTCGACTGGAATGCCGAAGAACTCGACCAATAGTGGCTCAAGTCCTCCGGGGCGCCATATCATGTGCATTTGCATGGTGCGCTTGACTTCCGTAACACCATACCCCTTGGGGCGGTTCTTGCCCATAAGCGAGAACACTTTAAAATTGTTTTCCGAAAGTTCCATCGAGGTGTCAGGCCCCTGGTCACAAGCGTACTTAATGCTGTAGACCGGAGCGTTTGGATCACCGAACTTACCCAGGAGAAATTCTCCCAAAGGGTGTTTCACGACTGTGACATTTTGCGCCTTGCGCAGTGGGACACTCTCGAGGCCCAACTCGTCCGGGTCGCTCGAGGAGATATTAATCATCATGTCACACACAGCCTTGGACAGGCTAATGGTAGTGTTGCGTGCAAGCCAAACCCACTTGTGGTGTGAGCCGGGTTGATACTGAATGTGCACGTTATAAGTCGTGAAGCACGCCTCACCAGGGTGCTCGATGTGGATGAAGTCGTTCTCCGTGTAATTCCATGGGCGCTGGTTCTTATAAGTGGCGCCGTTGAATGATGCAACCCGCTCAGTGACGACAGGGTCACCACGAGCGGAAATAACGTAATACCACACGGAGTCAGTCCCAACACCCGAAAGCTTGTAATACTCGGGGGTGATAATGACGATGTTCTCGCCGGCGAATGCCTCGAATGAATTGATGTACATGTCTTGATCCACGAGGGTGTAAACCATGCCAGGTGTGAAATCGTCGTCCGGGTCGGGATGTTGAAGGTCTTTGGCGCAGAACGGCATTCGCCGACCTGCCGCCAACTTGTCCCGCGCGGCGTTGCTCTTGCTGGGGTCGAACATCTTGTAGCCAGCACGCTTGAGCGCCTCGCGGGTGGCAGTCACGCCGACTTTGCGTGATGCCCCCGCCACCGGATGGTTGCTTCCGTTGCTCAAAACCGCCTCGGTCCCAGCGCCAGGCGGCTGGAACTTTTCGGCGAGCTGACGGAAAAGGGAGTGGTCGTGTTGTTTCTGAGATTTAGGCACTCTCTTCCCCGGGACAGCATCGAATGCGTGGGACTGCGACTCGGCTCGGATTACGGCCGAGACGAGCCGCTGTGCGCGCTCCTCACCGGAAACTTGCGTGGAAGGATCCCACAAGCAGCAGACTTGCTTGCCACCGAATGTGGCATTCTGGTGCACGGACTTCGCGATCTTCTCGAGTTCGTGCTTGAGGTAAAGCTTGGCCCAGTGGCTGATAGGGATGCAGCAAAACTGTATCTCCCGGGACGCAAGCTTAGCTATCACGCGCAGCCACGGGACACGCAAACGGTCCTCAACTACGAGGGTGTTGGTGGTCTCGCGGCGTTCCTCATGAGTGAGTAGGCCCTCAGCGAATGAGGTGACGCACTCTCCGATCTTGTCGCGCACCGAGGGGCTTGAGGGGTAGCATCCCTTGGTATGAGCCTCGTACCCGTCAGGGTCGAGCGCAACCGGTCGGTATCCAGCATCGCCCGCACGCGAACTCGCACGCGAATGCATAAAGGAGACTGCTGGATAATGCGATGCTTCGTTGACTTGAGCGCAACAGAGCCTAATCGGTCCTGCTTCACCACCGACAGGAGTGGGTGGCCTGCTTAACAATGGCGCGTCCTCGCGGTCAAGCGTGACGGGCACGGGAGCAGTGACAGGTAGCATTGGCTCGGTCTCTGGATCAGTTGTCTGCAGCATCGCTGCACACCTCGTGAGATGTGGAAAAAGAAAGTTGCCGGCGCTCAGCACGTCGTGGTGTTGGTGCGTGG